GGATTTTATAAACCTATTAAATAATGTTGGAAATTTTACAGAAATACCATACTGATGGTTTGTTACATAAACAAACTCACCCAACTCTTGATTTAACTATTTGGAATTATAGTCCAAAAGTTCAATATGAAAGATTATGGGATGAGATTACTTTGCAATGTCGTGGATTAGTAACCAATTCAAAAGGAGAAATTGTTGCAAGACCATTTAAAAAATTCTTTAACTACGAAGAACATAAACCAGAAGATATCCCTAATGAAGATTATGTTGTCTATGAAAAAATGGATGGTTCATTAGGTATTCTCTTTTATTACGAATATGAATTAAGTGAAGAGAGAAGATATAACATATGGTTTAATAACAATTATGAAACGGGTATGGAAAGGTTTTTTGACCCAAACAATTTACCTGATTTTGATAATCCGTATTATGAACCAACCCCAAAAACAAAAGGTGAATGGATATTGGCAACACGAGGTTCATTCACATCACCACAAGCAATCAAAGGAAAAGAAATACTTGATAGGCACGATATTAGTGCAATAAGAAAAGACAACACATATTTATTTGAAATTATTTATCCCGAAAATAGAATTGTTGTTGATTATAAAGGTGAAGAAAAATTAGTGGTACTTGGTGCCATTCATACCGACACCGGTGAGGAGATTCCTGACAGCTCAATATTTTGGTTGCAAGATTGTGGATTTGAAGTTGTAACAACATACAAGACTTGGGGTGAGGGATATGACTTACTTAAAGAAGAAATTAGTAAAGATAGAGAAGGTTATGTAATTCGTTTTAAAAATGGTTTTCGTATGAAAATCAAAGGAGATGAATATAAACGTTTACATAGAATTTTAACCAACATATCAAACAGAGATATTTTTGAATATGTTAAGGAAGGTAAACCATTAGACGAGATTTTAGATAAAGTACCTGACGAATTTTATAATTGGGTTAAAGAAACAAAAGAACTATTTGAACAGCAGTTTAAAACAATTAACTTAGAGTATAAATTGATATTTAAAAATATAGTAGAAAATAATAATATTACAGATAAAAAAACTTTTGCGCATTACGCTTTAAGTTATAATAACTCTTCTATATTATTCGCAATGAATGACGGTAAACCATATGATCATATTATATGGAAAATAATTTATCCAACGTACTCAAAACCATTTAAGAAAGATGAAAATTAACAATAAATTGAGATTATATCTTGATGATATTGTTTTTTAACTATTTTTTAGATATTTATATTAAAGGACAATATGAAAAAAATATGTGGGATTTACAAAATAACTAATATGATAAATGGAAAATATTATATTGGTAGTGCTTTAGATGTAAAAAATAGATTAAAAACACACAAAAGGTTATTGAAAAATAATAAACATTTTAATAACCATTTACAATCGTCATATAATAAACATGGTATCTTAAATTTTAAATATGAAATTATTGAAATAACCGAAAAAAATGAAATAATTAATAGAGAACAGTATTGGATAGATTTTTTAGATGCCAATAATACCAAAAAAGGTTTTAATAAGAGATTAATAGCCACGAGTAATTTAGGTATTAAGGCGTCGGAAGAAACAAAACAAAAATTAAGCAAATCACATTTAGGACATAAAAGAACTCATGAGGCTCAAATTAAAATTTCATTGTCACAGAATAAAAAAATATCACAATTTGATTTGAATGGTAATTTTATTAAAACATTTGATAGTTTACAAAGTGCAGCAAATGAACTTAATGTTACTTATACAACATCCATCACCGCATGTTTAAAACAAAAGATACCAACGGCATTTGGGTTTTGTTGGTGTTATGAAAATGAAACTACAGATTTTACACCAAAACAATTAAAAAGAAAAAGTAGTAAAAAAATAAAAGTAAAAATAACACATATTGATACTCAAAAAAATCGTATATTTAATTCTATAAGTGAGGCAAGTTTAGAATTAAAATTATCAACAACTACCGTTTATAGAGGTATAAAAGAAAAAAATTATAAAAATTTAATATGGGAATTAATATAAATAAACGTCTTCGTCTTTATCTAGACGATGTGCGTACTCCGATTGCAAACGATTGGATAATTGCACGTAATTATGATGAATTTGTGGCGGCAATTAAATTACATGGGTTAGGTAATTTTGAAGTAATATCTTTGGATCATGATTTGGGTGAAGGTGCAATGATTGAATATTATACAAATGTAAAAAATAATTATATGTTGGATTATAACAACATAGAAGAAAGAACTGGAATGGATTGTTGTAGATATTTGGTGAGTGAAAGTATGAATCAGAATATTCCTTTACCTCAAATATATGTACATTCAGCAAATCCAATAGGTGCCGCAAATATGATGGGTTACATTAACAATTATTTTATGAATTGTAGAACTCCCCAATCCTGTATAAGAGTTAAAATTGAACATACGATTGATGAATCATTAAAACTTTCTGATGAAGTTAGAAAGGCTAAATGGGATAGAACAAAAAATTGATTTTTTAAATTTATTTATTTATATTTGTTTAATAAACCCACACTATGCCATACACTAACAAAACAAGAACCCCATACAAAAAAATGTATATTAAAGGAAAATATACAGATTTCACAGACTTCTACGATGTTAATAAACAATCAATTTATGAAAATATTTTAGAGGTTTTTAAAGGATTTAGAGGAAATAAAAAAAGAATATTGAGTTTATATATTCAAGCAATTATCCAAGGTTTAGAATGGGATACGGAATTTAAATTCAATAGAACCGATACCATTATATTAACAAGAGACGTTTTACCATATTTTGAAAGTATTGAAAATTATGAAAAATGTTTAGAAATAAAAAAATTACAAGAAGAGTTGACAAATAAAAAAGATTTGGTTACATTTTAAATGTATCTGGAGAGGTACATTTATTTTTTGTCTAATCCCCGCTAGTTTCTACTAACGGGGATTTTTTATAACATCATTCTCGAACCAATTAGGAAGTTACTTAGGAAAGGAGAACCTGATTTAGTGTTACCACTCAATTTATAATTGAAACTAAATCCAAAACGTTTAGTTATTTTATAATCAAATGACGACCCTAATAAAAATCCCATATGTCTATTCACAGTCGTTTCTCCGTTTGTACTATTCCAAGATATTGGTGAAAACATTGTGAATATTTGTGGGGACACAGTTAATTTTTTATTATATTGGTATGGTTTTGTCCAAAATGCAATTGCTGAAGACGCCATATTATAATCATATCCTTTTCCATTATTAAGGAATAAATTAATTACACCAACATTGTATCCAAATGTCCCCTTTTTAGGTGTTGGTTTAATCCAAGTATAACCTAACAAGTTCATATAGTTACCCGCAAGATACGCAAATGCGGTTCCGTATGAATGTATAGCATCTAAGTTACCATCTTTAGTCATTGCCATTTTAGTGTATCCACCAGTTGTTACAATTGAACTTAAATCACTATTAATTGTCAATCCCCCACTAAAACTTTCATCACCAGCCATAGATGATTTACTTACACCCATAGAAATTTGCACCAAATATCTATTATCCACCGTTTGTGCTGTTGTTAAATCAGAAGATAAAAGTAATGGATTTGTTATTGCTTGTTTTTTCTTTTCTTCCTCTTTTTTCTTTTTCTCTTCTTCTTTCTTTTTCTCTTCTTCTTTCTTCTCCTCCTCTTTTTTAGTTTCTTCCTTTTTTGATTCTTCTTTCTTTTCTTCAGTTTTTGATTCTTCTTTCTTTTCTTCTGTTTTACTTTCTGTTTTCTTTTCTTCTGTTTTACTTTCTGTTTTAGTTTCCTCAGTTTTACTTTCTGTTTTTGATTCAGTTTTAGTTTCTGTTTTAGTTTCCGATGACGAAGAACTTCCACCACTACTTGATGAACCACTACTCGATGATGAACTACCACCACTTGCAGGAGGTGGAGTACTTGATGGTGGTGGAGTACTTACAGGTGGGGGTGTTGAAGCGCTACTTGCTGCAGATGACGCTGCACCACTTGCAGATGAACTTGCCGATGAACTTGCAGCAGATGATGCTGCTCCACTTGCTGCCGATGATGCAGCACCACTTGCTGCCGAACTTGCAGAATTACTTGCCGCTGACGCAGCACTAGCAGCCGCAGCATCTGACGCGGCTTTAGCTGCAGCATCTGATGCCGCCTTAGCTGCGGCTGCCGCTGCAGCATCTGCCGCAGCCTTTGCCGCTGCGTCCGCAGCCGCCCTTGCTGCCGCTTGTTGAGCTAAGAAAATTGCATCATCTTGTGTTGAACACGGCGTTGAAAATATAGAATTTACCCATACTTGAAATGCGCCACTATTCATATCTGCTAATGTTACAATTTTAGATTTACCTCTAATGATTGCGATAGTTTGATTTTGACCAAATGGAATTACAACTACATAGACTTTATTATCACACGGGTCAATGTATGTTTGTGTTATGGTAGTTTGTCCAAAAGACTTACCACAAAAAAATAATATTAGGAGAGGTAGTATTATTTTTTTCATTACTTGTTGTTCAATCCTATCCCTATTTGTGTATATCCTCTTATTGGGTCGTTATCTAATTTTAATGTAACGAATTTGAAATCTCTTATTAGTCCGATTTTGAATGTAGTGAATGATGAATTTGATTTTGGGAATGAGATACCACCTAAGTCATCTTTACCTTGCCATCTAATAACTTCATTACCAAATCCTATCATACCATGTATTCCCAATTTACCAATTCTTTTACCGGCACCAACATAGAAAGTTGACTCTTTTTTCCAATCATTTTTACTAAGTGGAAAGTCAACATTGTTAATTTGACCATATGGATAATAGCTGTTTTGGTCTATTTCATAAGTCATTACATAATCCATAATGAAATATCCTTTCTTACCTCCCACTACTCCCCAATAAGATATTTGTTTATTGTTTGTGTGACCAAATCCAAAAGATGTATAGACTTTTTCTTTTCTAATGGTGTCTCTCTTTCCATTTTCATAAACATGAATTATACTTCTTTGTCTCCACCCTAAATCATCATACCAAATGTAAGGCATTGGTTGATACCACCCCCAATTACCCCAATAATAACCAAACTGATTATTTCTATTCCAATTTTGAATACGAACTCTACCACGTTGGTCTGGTTGTGATTCTTGTGGTGGATTGTTTCTCCAACTACTTACATTATTTTGTTGTGGTGTAGATGGTTGAACTCTTGTTTGAGTTGTTTGTGATGATGGTGAAACACTTCCACCAGTTTGTCTCCAAGTTGATACTTGACCAAATACCAA